ATGAAAGACGGCAAGAAAGTTCCGGCTTTTGCTGCGGATGGCAAGGGTAAGATGGCAATGGGCGGCATGGCTACGAAGGGCTACGCAGCCGGTGGCGCAGTCAAAAAAGGCGGTGCTGCAAAGGGCAAGGTGCGCGGTGCGGGCATTGCAATCAAGGGTACGCGACCCGCTAAAATGATGTAAAGGGCGTAGATGGCGTACTTTCGACTTAATCTAGCCCCCGGCATCGATAAGCAGAACACCGAATACGGTGCCGAGGGCGGCTGGACGAACTGCGATAACGTGCGGTTCAGATACGGCTTGCCCGAAAAAATAGGCGGCTGGATTAATTTTGAAGGTAACGAAGTCTATCTGGTGGGCATGGTCAGTGAGGTGTTCACGTGGACCAGCCTGTCCGGTATCCCTCACGTCATCGTGGGTACGAATCGAAAATTGTACGTGTCGGTCAACGGGGGCTGGAGCGACATTACCCCGATCCGTGAGACCACGGTCGCTGGCGCAGTGACGTTTGCCGCCGTTACCGGCTCAGCCACGCTCACCGTCTCCGACAGCAGCCACGGCGCAATCGTGGGTGATTTCGTAACATTCTCAGGTGCTACCAGTCTTGGCGGCAATATCACTGCTGTCATCCTCAACGCTCAGTACGAAGTCACAACCGTTGTTAACGCAAACAGCTACACGGTCACTGCCCCTGTCGCGGCCAACTCCTCGGACTCGGCTAACGGCGGTGCGAGTGTCGTGGGTGCCTACCAGATCAACATCGGCACTGACGTGGACTTCTTCGACTTCGGTTGGGGCGTCGGCACGTGGGGCTTGAGCACATGGGGCACACCACGAACCGCTGGCACGGGCGTGGCACTGAGCTCACGCGTGTGGCAGTTCGACAACTTTGGCGAAGACGCTATCTGTCAGCTGGTCAACGGCCAGACCTTCTTATGGGACTTAAGTGCCGGTGCCGCGACCCGTGCAGCAGTGCTCTCCGGTGCCCCTACCAAAAGCACTTATGCTCTGGTGTCCACACCCGACAGACATCTTGTCTGCTTTGGCACCGAAACCACGATTGGCAGTCCTTCAACGCAAGACCCGATGTTCGTGCGGTTCTCCAATCAGGAGGACATCACTCAGTTTGTCGAGAGCGCGACGAACACGGCTGGCGGCCAACGGCTCACAGACGGCAATCGCATCGTTACGGCCATTCGCTCGCGTGGTCAGATTCTGATCTTTACCGACACAGCGCTTCACGGGCAGCAGTTCATTGGGCCCCCCTTCACCTTCGGCTTCCAGCAGCTGGGCGCCAACTGCGGTTGCATCGGCCCTCACGCGTCGGTGGACGTCAACGGCCTTGCCTTCTGGATGGGCACTGAGGCGTTCTACCTGTTCGACGGTACTGTCAAAAAGCTCCCCTGCACGGTGCAGGATTACGTCTTTAAAGACCTCAATCAGGTGCAGAAGACCAAGGTCCACGTTGGCCTGAACAGTCAGTTCAACGAGGTAACATGGTGGTACTGCTCTGTTACTAGCGACTTTATTGATCGCTGCGTTACGTTCAATTACCTTGAGAACACATGGGCAATCGGCACGATGGCACGAACGGCGTGGGTAGACTTGAGCGCCTACCCCAAGCCGCTGGGCGCGAAATACGAGCCTGACGCAACCGACGCTACCATCAGCACGATCTACGGGCTGACTGCTGGCAGGGCGCTGATCTATCAGCATGAGACCGGCACGGACGATGTAAATCTGCCGCTGGAGTCCCTGCTGACATCGGGCTACTTTGACATCGGCGACGGGGACAACATGCTGTTGATGTCGCGGTTCATACCCGACTTTCAGGATCAGGTGGGCAACCTGACGGTGCGGCTTCTGCTGCGCGCATTCCCGCAGGCACTGGCAAGCCCCAGCTCGCTTGATCCGTATATTATTACGCCGACAACGCAGAAGGTGGACACCCGCGCGCGAGGCCGGCAGATTTCAATCACCATCGAGAACGACGAGCTGGGCGCCACATGGCGCTACGGTACGCTGCGGGTTGACCTGCAGCCGGACGGGTTGAGGTGACGCGATGAGCAAGATTACCAGCGTCCGCCTGCCCAACGCTTCTGCAGAGTACACGCCCGAGCAGATCAACCAGCTGGTGCGCTCGCTTGAGCAGATCATTTTGCAGCTCAACACCGCGTATTCGCCAGTGGTCACCGAAAATACGGATCAAGCGTATGCTTGGTTCTTGGGAGATTAGACCTTGTCAAATTCATATAAAAGATTTCTGACATCACTTACGAACAGCTCGCCTGTGACTGTTTTGACAGTGCCCGCAGCGACGACTGCCATCGTAAAGTCGATATTGGTGAGCAACAGCAACGCCTCTTCAACCACGGCTACTGTCTCGATTTCTCCTGCTGGTGTTGGCTCACACGTTGTAATCCCTGCGGCCAGTATTAATGCTCAAGAGTACTTTGACTTTTTAGGAGGATGGGATGGGAATTCCCGTGTTTTAGTGCTGGAGGCCGGAGATTTGTTGGAAATTGAGGTTACGACAACTGATGTTGTTGCCACGGTTAGTGCACTTCTTATAGACAGGGCTTAACCTTTTAAACGATAATCCTTGAGTATTCGCGACCTTACCCGGCGCGCAGCCCCGTGTGGCTTTTAACTTCCAAAGGAAAAAGACATGGCTGAAGCGATGATGCCGGGTATGGGCGCCCCCGAAATGGCCCCAACTGAACCCTCCCTTGACCAGTTCGCTGCTTTTGAACAGCTGCGTGAGCAGGTCTCTCCCACAGAATTCAACCGCGAAATGTTGAATGCCGCTGAACAGGTAGACCCTGTTGCGGTGGCCGAGTTCAAGCGGGAACTGGCAGCACTTGAGGTGGCCCCTGAGGTCATCCAGATGCTGAATACGATGGTGGATGAGGTTCTGGCCAACCCCGGCGACTACCCTGCCATCCGAGAAAAATACCTCGGTATGGGCGTGGACGAAGAGCTTCTGCCCGAGGTTTTTGATGCTACCGTCTTTGCCGCCTTGAACATGGCACTGGACCAAATGCGTGGTCCGGAGACCATGATGCCTCCGCAGGGCTTCGCCAAGGGCGGCATTGCCAGCCTGAAGCCGATGGCCCGCGAGATGGCAGCGGCGGGCCGGTACGGCGACACCATGCTTGCCCACATCAGCCCTATGGAAGCGCAGATGCTGCGTCGGTATGGTGGCAGCGGCACCACTAACCCGGTCACCGGTCTGCCTGAGTTTTTTCTGAAAAAGGCCTTCAAAAAGATCGGCAAGGCGGTCAAGAAGTTTGCCTCGACTACCGTAGGCAAGATTGTTCTCGGCACCGCGCTGTTCTTCGTAGCAGGCCCTGCAGCTACCGCGATGTTTGGCGCCACAGCGGCGCCTGCCGTGCTGGCGGCTACACAGGGCTTCGTTGCTGGCGCGGGGACCACGCTCCTTGGTGGCGGTAACCTTAAAGAGGCGCTGAAAGCAGGCGCCATTGGAGGTCTTACGGCAGGGGCCATCACAGGCGTGACTCAGGGCGCAAGCGCCTTCAAATCAACGCCTCCCCCTGCCACCAGCCAGCTTCAGGCGGCCCAACAAGCGGCGCAGCAGGGAAAGGCACTGCCTGATCTGGTAACGACTCCTGACGCGCTGGCCATGACCCCGCTTGAGCAGTCTGTTCAACAGGGCGTCCGAGCCAACATGGCCGCGCCTACGACGACAACAGGGGGTATCGACTTCGCCACGGGGAAATATGTGCCGCCCGCCATGACGGCAGGCGCCGGTGCTCCCGTACAGGCGCCGACTGCCCTTACCTACACGCCGCCTTCCTCCCCGTTTGCAACTGCTCCGGCTCCTGCTCCTGCAACAGCGGCTATTCCCGCCGGCGCATACGCTACGCCTTCCATAAGCCAAGGCATCGGCGCACTGCCCGCTGGACAGATTCAACAGGGCATTACAAACCAGCTCTCTGTTTCTCCCTTGGCGTCTACGAGCGGACAGGCGGGAGCAAGCACGGCAGGAACAGCCGCTGCTCGGCCACCCGGGTTCTTCGAAAGCGTCAAAGACGCATTCGCCCCCGGGGGCCGCTCCTTCGCGGAGGGCATGAAAGACGCCTTCCTGCCCGGCAAGGGGCCAACCCTCGCCGAAGCACTGCAGAGCATGGGCGTTGATCCAGCGGCCGCCACCCCCGCCCAGATCGAAGTTGCCAAGAGCATGATGACAGGCGCCCTGCGCCGTTATGCTCCTCTTGTTGGCTTGGGCCTCGGCGCTCTCGGCGCCACCGGAGGCTTCGAAGCAGAGGAGGGGCAGGTTCCGCCCGGCTTCGAAGGCATGGCCGGCGGCCAAGGCACCACTGGCATTGAACTGCTGGCCAAGTACCCAGAGCGCTACGGC